TTTAAAGAAACATTGGAACGTGAATTCAAAATGAAATCAGTAACATATTTGTTAGACAACAATTATGAAATTATGGGTAACCCTGAAATGTTAAATACGTCATATATAGACGGACCGGAATATTTTAACATTTTTATTAAACAAAATGATGTGACAATTTGTCATAGACAGTTCGATGCGAAAGTATACCCGCCTAAAATAAGATACACCGTAGACATACGTCCGCACATAAAAAGTTTACTTTACGGTTTAACTGACATTTTTTCATCTGAAAATTTAACGTTTGAATTCGCCGGAGTTAAGACAAATCACTAATATTTATAAAATACACTACTAAAAAATATGGCGTCTAATAAGAATTTTGAATATCTCGGAAGTACTTTCCAAATACAATTACTAAACCAAATCATCATTGACAAAGACTTTGGAAGGTCAATTATAGACGTAATAGACACCAATTATTTTGAAAACAAATACTTCAAGTTAATCATACAAATGATTAAGGAGTATTATTCAAAATACGAACATACCCCAACTTTTGATACTTTAGAACAAATAACAAAGGCTGAGTTACAACAAGAAACAGTTTCTAAAATAGTTCTTGATACCATTAAAAAAATACAAGATTCACCAATCGAAGGTGGGGAATTTGTACAAGAAAAAGCTATGAAGTTTTGTAAACAACAAGAATTACAAAAAGTCATGTCTAAGGCTCAAAAAATAATCGACGGTGGGGAATTTGAAAATTACGATACTTTAGAACAATTAGTAAGAGAGGCGTTACAAGTAGGGGAGAGAGAAGATGGAATGGCAGACGTTTTCTCTAATTTAGATGAGGTTTTAAACGAAGATTATAGACATCCGATACCTATGGGTATTCCAGGAATCGACCGTCTTTTAAAAGGTGGTTTAGCCAAAGGTGAGATTGGAGTTATATTAGCACCAACAGGTGTTGGTAAATCAACATTCTTGACTAAAATTTCGAACCACGCATATAATTTAGGATACAACGTTATTCAAATATTTTTTGAAGATAATCCTAAAATTATTCAAAGAAAACACATAACTTTATGGACGAAGATTCATCCAGATGAGTTGACTTTGAAAAAAGAACAAGTAATGATTAAAGTTCAACAAATCAAAGATACTATGGAGAATAAATTAATTCTCAAAAAGTTACCTTCTGATACATTAACCATGTTACAAATTAAAAATCAACTCAGAAAAATGATTGCTGACGGAATAAAACTTGATATGGTGTTGTTGGATTATATAGACTGTGTAGTACCTGATAAAAATTTAGGTGACGAGTGGAAGTCTGAAGGTTCTGTAATGAGAGGATTTGAGTCCATGTGTCACGAATTAAACTTAGTTGGATGGACGGCAACACAAGGTAATAGAAGTTCAATATCTTCAGAAGTGGTTACTACCGACCAAATGGGTGGGTCAATTAAAAAGGCTCAAGTTGGTCACGTAATTATTTCAGTTGCTAAAACATTACAACAAAAAGAAATGAAATTAGCTACTATTGCGGTAACTAAATCACGTATTGGTGATGATGGAATTGTGTTCGAAAATTGCAAATTTGACAATGGTATGTTAGAAATTGATACCGAAAGTTCAGTAACCTTTTTAGGTTTAGAAGAACAAAATGAGCAAAGACAAAGAGATAGGGTTAAAGACCTTTTAGAAAAAAGAAAACAAAGAGAACAACAAAAATAAATAAAAAAATATGGAAAAAATATTAAAAGAGAATCCAAACAGGTTTGTAATATTCCCGATAGAATATAACGATATATGGGAATATTATAAAAAACATCAAGCCGCGTTTTGGACTGCCGAGGAGATTGATTTAACGAATGATATTCGTGATTGGGAAAATTTATCTGAAAATGAACAATATTTTATTAAAAATATATTGTCATTTTTCGCAGCATCAGATGGAATTGTTAATGAAAATTTGGCTGAGAATTTTTACAGAGAAGTGCAATACCCTGAAGCGAAGTTCTTTTACGGATTTCAACTTATGATGGAAAATATTCATAGTTTAATGTATTCATTATTAATTGATACTTACATATCAAATGATCATGAAAAACAAAAATGTTTCACCGCGTTAGATAATTTACCTGCGGTTCAGAAAAAGGCTAATTGGGCTTTAGATTGGATTAAAAATGCGTCTTTTGAGGAAAGATTAGTTGCTTTTGCGGCAGTTGAAGGTATATTCTTTTCAGGTTCATTTTGTTCTATTTTTTGGTTAAAATCAAGAGGGTTAATGCAAGGATTGTGTAACGCAAATTCTTTAATCTTCAAAGACGAGAATTTACATTGTGATTTTGCAATTCATTTATTAAATAATCATGTTGAAAATAAACCAAGTGAAAAAAGAATAAGAGAAATTTTATTATCCGCACTTGAAATTGAAAAAGAATTCATCACAGAATCATTACCGGTTTCTTTAATTGGTATGAATTCTAATTTAATGAAACAATATTTAGAATTTGTTGTTGATGGGTTATTAGTTAAATTTGGTTGTAAGAAACAATTCAACGTTGAACAACCATTTAAATTTATGGAACAAATTGCCGTTGAAACTAAGGGTAATTTCTTTGAGTCAAGAACTGTTGAATATCAAAAGGCGAAATTGAACGAAACAATTTCATTTGATGATGAATTTTAATTATAATTACGATATGATGTCTTTAAAAATAAAAAAAAGAAGTGGTGATGAAGTTTCTTTTAACCCACAAAAAATTTATAACCGTGTAAAAAGGGCGGCTAAAGGATTAAATGTTAATGCTGATGAAATATTCATCAAAGTAATAACATCAGTACCTGTTGAAGGTCAAATAACAACTAAGGAGTTAGATAAATTGGTATATGAGATAGCTGCGGCGTATACGGGAAGTCATCATGATTATTCAAGATTGGCGTCCTCAGTTGCGATTTCTACCTACCATAAAGAAACAAACCCAAGTTTCAGTGAAACAATCCAAGAACTATACGAAAACGGTGTAGTTAATGAAGAATTAATACAAATTATACAAAATTACGGTAGTAAAAATATTGATGATATAATTAATCATGAAAATGATTATAATTTTGATTTTTTTGCATGGAAATCTTTATCTGAGATGTATTTGTTGAAATTACCAAATGGTAAAACAGTTGAAAGACCTCAACATATGTATATGAGAGTTGCTCTTTGGGTTACTAAATCATTTGAACAGGCGGTTGAGTATTATAAGTCATTATCAAATCAACTTATATCACCAGCAACTCCAATTATGATTAATGCGGGAACTAAAGTACCTCAGTTAGCATCTTGTGTTTTACATTATAACGACTCAGACTCAAGAGAAGGGTTATTGGATACTATGAAAGATATCTCAACTTATTCGTCAGATGCTGCGGGTATAGGTTTATCTATGTCAAACATCAGAAGTAAAGAAAGTAGAATATCTTCATCAGGAGGATATGCTGGTGGTTTATTAAAATATTTAAAAATAGTTAATGAATCCTTAAGATTTTTCAATCAACAAGGTAGAAGACCGGGAAGCGCGGCGATTTATCTTGAACCTTGGCACAAAGACATAATCGATTTATTAGAAATTAAAAAGAATACAGGTGCTGAAGAATTAAGAGCAAGAGATTTATTTACTGCTTTATGGATTCCTGATAACTTTATGAGGGCGGTAAAGAACAATGAAGATTGGTATTTGTTCTGTCCTAACGATATTAAAAAGTCGGGTATAAAAGCACTTCAAGAATCCTACGGTCAAGAATACGAAAGTAATTATAAACTTGCGGTTTCTATGGGGTTAGGAAAAAAAGTTAAGGCTCAAGACATTTGGACAAAAATAGTGGAAGCTCAAATAGAAACAGGTGTGCCTTATTTGTGTTCAAAAGATAATGCTAACAAAAAAACAAACCACCAAAATATTGGTGTAATCAAACAATCAAATCTTTGTAATGAAATTTACCAATATACTGATGAGAAAACTACGGCAATTTGCACTCTTTCATCTATGGTATTGAAGAACTTTATTATTGATGGTAAGTTTGAATTTAATTTATTATACAATGAAGTTAGAAAAGTTGT